AGATTACGCAGACCACCCGCTGCGTTGAAGAGGCCGGTAGAAACCGGTTCGAGAGCCAGGGGGTAGAAACCCCCTGGCCCCCTCTTCAACGCAGCGGGTGGTCTGCGTAATCTACCACCCAGTCGGGTTGAGACCCCGACTCAAACTTCAAGTCTCAAGCAACCCAACCATCATTGTAACCGGGACTGATCTTCCTTCGGTCTTGGTCGTGGGACTAACAGAGTTTCTGTTTGAGTTTCCGGCCCAGGACTTAAGGTTGGGATGTTCCAAGATAAGTTTAAGTACCTCCTGGATCTGCAACCGCGGGACTAACAGGTGAACCCTGTGAGTTTCCGGCCCAGGATTTAGGATGACATGTTCCAAGTCAGATGCCAACGACTTGGTAAGGACGAATTTGCCCGCACTACACTACGGTTCCCGCCCGGGACAACTGGTACCCCATTATGCCACAACATGGCTGAAAAGGGTACTGGGTCCCCCCGGATTGTGTCCGTTTGTAGTGTGTGTAACGTGGTTTACCATCTCCACTAACATTGGACTAAGCATTTCATCTTTCCTCCCCGATTGTGTACTCACTTGGCTAACGCTGGGTGGTCGCGGTTGGGTCCTTGATTTACTTTTTCTCGTCTAAGCATGCCGACTGTCCTCCCCGATTATGTGCTCATTCAGTTAACTGCTGGGTGGTCATGACTAATATCGAGGAACCTTCTGTCTACGCTTACTTTGAGCTCCGGTCGCTTGACGCTTGTAGGGCGATAGGGTTATCTTCCCAACAACATCTTTATTCTACCTCCATAGGCTCTATCTATGGAGACGGAGTGTGGCACCCGTCCCTTCTTTGGGAGCTTCGGTAGTGACGCCCTTTGTCACTCTCGCCAGCCGAGGCATGCCTGGTGCCAGGTAGCAAAGAAAGCATATACTTAAGGACTTGACTGATTTAGCGCAAGAGTTTGTAGCGATGTCCATAGTGTCTGCGGATTCCCCACACGGCGACGTGTGCCGCGGAGGCCAAAAGCCACGGTGTTCACAGCACCCCTATGGATGCCCACAGACCCCAGTGGGCACTCTTGTTGCCGGACTTTCAGGAAATTAGGTATAGGCTCTTCTCAAACTCCTGGCATTGGACTAGGTAAGAATGCCCCGGAGGTACCCCAGTACTCCTTCGGGAGTCTGGGATCTGACCGGGGGCCCCACAAACATGCTTTACGTGTTTCGTGCGGTCAAAAATTGTCTAACTAGTCCCAACCTTGAACAAGGGATTGTTCTTTCCTTTTTATTACTGAGACTGGCCTATGGTGACAACAGAGATTGACTGTGAATACAGTTATTTTCTGGTGTTCATCATCTGGTTATATACAGTGCTCTTCTACCTTTTTGGTATCTCTCAATTATAAGCAAAATGGGTGGATCTGAAAGCAAGGTTTCATCTAGCACCAACCAATCAGGCAATCATGGGATAGTTATCAATAACTACTATTCCAACCACTACCAGAATTCCATCGACCTTTCAGGTCATTCATCTGGTGTGGGAGATGAGGCAACTGGTAATACCCCAAATCCCTTTTCCTCACTGACTGATTCCCTTGGCAATCTTGCCCTTATGGGCACCATGCTTCTCGACCCTGACACTGAGAATACAACAAACATGTCTGACAGAGTACTCACAAAAAGCTTAGCAAACACAGCCATAAACTCACAATCATCTGTTGGTGTGTTGCGAGCTTACAAATCCAATCACAAGAACAAACCCCCAACTTCCTGCACTGACCAACCAACCATGGCAACCCAAAGTACTGAAAGATATTTCACCCGTCCACTTTGGGACATAAATTGGTCTAAATCACAAGCAGTGTATGATTATTTTAAGATCTCTACTTATGATTTGATGAGAGGGTTCGGCGGGCTCGTCGAACAGAACATGGACAACCACTCATACATGAAGTGTGGGTGGAGAGTCCAAGTACAGATCAATGCAAGTTCTTTTCACTCTGGATCAATGGGGATCTTCATGGTTCCCGAAGCTGTTTTCTCAGTTGACAACCAAAAGAAAAAATGGCTTAAATTTAACACTGACTTCAGACAAGGACTAACCAAGACTGCACTTTCACCTGAGCAACTCTTCCACTGCCCCCATCAAGTGCTGAATCTCAGAACAAACACCAACTGCAGTATAGATGTCCCATATGTGAATTGTACACCCACTTCATACCTGGAGGTCCACTGTCCGTGGTCTCTGGTGTGCATGGTCTTGACACCTCTCAATTACACTTCTGGTGCTGCCCCTAACATTGGTATCGCAATTTCAGCTGCTCCCACTGACCCAATCTGGAATGGTCTACGACAGGCCCCACTGAGAGACCAATCTCCCATTCCTGTTACTGTGCGTGAGAATGCACAGATGTTTACTTCCACTGGACCTGACACAAATGTACCAATTTATGGCAACACTGTCAATCCCTCACGGGACAAGACTGGAAAAATTGATGACATCCTTCAAGTTTGCAGGCTCCCCACACCTGTCAATCTGTCAACAACTACTTCTTTCCAGCCTTACTTCACTTACTCTGATGCTGTTGTCTCAGCTGACCAGCCACTGATGCAGCTTGACCTTTCACTACCAGGTCGTCACCTGGTCAGAACTGGACTGTCACAACTCTCTCGACTTTTCACACAGTTCAGAGGGTCCCTTAACATTCATTTCATGTTTACTGGATCGGCTATGTGTAGAGGCAAGCTAATGCTTGTCTACACACCACCGGGTGCGGGGCCTCCTCGTACTCCTGAACAAGCCGCTCTGTGCACTTATGTCACTTGGGATCTTGGCCTTCAGTCCACTTATGAGTTTACCATTCCTTTCATTTCTGGTACTGACTACAAGGTCATTTCCACACCAAACTCTTCAACCTTGCAGCTCGACGGATTCGTCTCCGTCTTTGCACTGACTTCTCTCACATACCCTCCCAACACACCAACCTCTGGTGATGTCATGGTTTTCATATCTGCTGGAGAAGACTTTTCACTTAAGAATCCAGTTGGATCTCTTGTGATGCAGGGAACAGACAACCTCGAGACTGGAGCTACCTCCAGTGATGCCACAACCGTTGATTTCACCGGCACCAAACTTGAGGTCAATAAGAGACATACTGATGTTGAATTTTTCTTTGACAGATCCTTTTTCATTGGATTCGGCATTTCTACTAATCTTGCTGGAACCAATCTTGACAACAACAACTGTCTTATAACTCTCACATTAACTGATTTTGCTCTTGGCTTGAATCGTGATGGACTTGTGTGGTCGCAACAGAGGAACATTTCTCCTGTTTCATTCTTGGCCGCTTGTTTCTTCACTTACTTTCACTGTGATGTTGAGGTTACCATCATCCCAACTCTTGATGCTGATGAGGACTACAGAGTTTACTACTACCCAGTTGGCTCACCACTTCCAAAACAAGACAATTTCCTCCGCTTTGCGGATGCTAACAATAAGGGATTTAATGTTGGCAACTTCATAGCATCAGCAACACCCATGACGCGGAGCCCGGCAGGGCATGTCGCGTCTTTTACTATCCCTTACTCATCACCTCTCAGCACCTTACCTGTCCACTTCGACGGGTACGCCCAACTTTCGGGCAGAGGCACTTATGGCACTGCCCCTGGCAATTCTTTTGGCACACTTCTGATTGTTGAGGAGACCACACAGAATGTCGCTGGTAAATACTCCATCTATCTCAGACCCAAGAACATGGAATGTTTCTGTCCCAGACCCATGCTTCCATTTCAGGTGCCTAACCATAACACTGAGAGAGGCAAGGTTCGCACTACAGAGGGCGAACCCAGAGAGGATCAGAAAGCTGCACCACGCATCGCCATCCACGATGAGGCGGATCACTCTGATATTCTCCTCGGTGGTGACATTGAGGAGAATCCAGGCCCTGTCCTTTCAAAATTTGCTGTTCTCAGATTTCAGGGCCCAAGTCCGACACTCGAGGACGAAGGCCCAAAAACTTTCAAGCTACTCAAGGAACTCTTCAAGAACAAGAACAAGTTAAATGATGCTGACCTTGAACAATTGGACAAAATAATTGATGAAGAAGAAAACAAACCAAAGAAAGCTAAAAAGAAGGCAAAGACTCATGATGAAAAAGAAAACATTGATCTCTCTGCTTTTACTGAATTTCTTGAAGCTGATGACCCAGTTGAAACTGCTGCAAAGGGCTGGAAAGCTCTTCGTGAGCTCCAGTCCGTTTGGGAATTCACCAAGGGGCTCCTTGGTTCGGTTGACTTTTGGTATACTTTCATTCTTCAAATCACAGGTGCTGTCGTTGGATACTCTTTATTCATGCACGCGCTTGATACTGGTGATGCTAAGACCATTTTCCTTGCCACCATGACTTCTTTTGTTACTGTTCTATCTCTTACAAAAGTTAAGAACTTCTTTGTGGAAAATCTTTCTAAAATTCTTAAAACTAAGCCCCCAGATCTCAAGGAGACTAAGGAAGATAAGGATTTCTTTGGACTTTTCAAAAAGATTAAGAATTTTGGGAAAATGAATGATGAAGCACCATCTTTTCTCTCTGATACAAATGCTGGTTTCACTCTTGCTAGGCACATAGAATGGGCTGTTAATTTAATTAGAAGAGTGTATAAGTGGATCATGGATTGGATTTCAAAGGAGGAAGAATCTGATGAAGCTAAAATACCTCATTTGATGAGAGAACTCCCCAACCATGTAAAGGTGATTGAGACAGACCGCAACGGGTTTGGCTCTGGTGACCCTGAACCATCTTACCAGTTTGTTGAAGAACTTTATGAACTTGCTGTAAAATGTGGAAAACCTGCTATTGCTGCTTTTGTGGAAAGATACAGGAAGAGAAAGGTCGTTAATTCGGCTAGGACAGAACCTGTTGTGCTGGTTGTCAGGGGGCTCCCTGGCACTGGTAAATCTATAGTCACTCAGTTGCTTGCTCAGAGTGTTTCTAAGAATTTCACAGGCAAACAATCTGTTTATTCTCTACCACCTGACCCCAAACATTTTGATGGATACTGTCGTCAATTTTCTGTCTTGCTTGATGATCTTGGTCAGAACCCAGACGGGGAAGATTTCAAACTTTTCTGTCAAATGATTTCCACCAACCAACTTGTGTGTCCTATGGCAGCACTGCCAGATAAGGGCATCACATTTTCTTCGCTTTTTATTGCTTGTTCTACTAATCTCCCTAGGTTTAACCCTGTTACTGTGTCTGACACTAATGCGCTTTCCAGAAGAATTTTCCTTGACCTCACTGCCCGCCCGGGTAGAATGGCTGAGACCAACGGTCGTTTGGACTTGGAAAAAGCTCTGGAGGTGACTGGACCATCCCCCAGACCTGACTTGTTCAGGAATGATTGCCCTATTCTTCACAAAATAGGCTTGGAATTGGTTAACAACAGAACAAAACAGGAAATGTCATTGTTAGAAGTCCATGACATGATTTGTAATGAGATTATAAGAAAACAAAATATACTTCTTGATCTTAACAAATTAGTTTTTGAAGGACCTACTGTTGATGATGATGAACAACCTAGTACTTCCACTCAGGAATTACATGATCCAATCTTTGACCCCCTACCTGATTCTAAGATTTTTAAAGCTGAAGATCCCACTCTTAGGGATGTTGCAAAAGAGTTGGTAATTATCAAGACTTCTTTAGCCCAGGTAATTAGTTTGAAAGAAAACATGGTCAAGGCTGGAATTATCTTTACAGTTGTCTCTTCTTTACTTCTACTTTTCTTTAAATTAAGGAGAGGGATGGAAGATCCCGTGAGAGTCCCCCGGACAAAGGAAGATGAGGAAGAAAAAGAAGAGAAAGCTGCAGTTCTCAAATTCATCACACCAGGTGAAGAAGAGGCTGCTTACGAGCAGGTCAAGAAGAAACCTCTCGTGAAAAAGACACTTGAACTCCAAGCACCAACATTAGATTTTGAAAAGTTTGTCCTAAATCATGTTTCTACTACTTTTACTTTCCACTCTGGTGGTAAGGCTCTGTCCCAGACCTGTCTGACACCTGTAGATAGACTAATAGTAGTGAATGCACACACTTGGGAAAGAGTGGAAGATACTTTTGAAGTGAAGGGTGTGAAATATCACCGTGAATCATGCAAGTATGTTCAACTGACTAAGGATGATAAGGATACTGATGCTGTCTTTGTTCTCTTACCAAATGGACCTCTTTTTAAAAATTCTGTGAATAAATTCATTGCTTCAAATCAAACCTTTCCTATTAGAGGAACTGCTGTTACCGGATTGAATGCAAATGGACCCCTCATGTACTCTGGCAACATCATTACTGGCCCATCCCAACATGAGACAGAAAGTGGTGAGAAATCACTGATGTTTTTGTACAGGGCCACCACCAAGTACGGCTTTTGTGGATCTCCCATAACTGGCCCAGTGGGTGGAAACACCCGCATACTTGGTATGCATTCCGCAGGAACCTGTGGAGTAGCTGGAGGAACTTTGATTACTCAAGAAATGATCAAGCTTGCCCTCAACCACTTAAAGAAGAAGGATACTATGAAGGATGAAGGAGCTATTACTGAGATTGATGATGGACCTCGCACCCACATTTCTCGTAAGTCTAAACTTAAGAAGACTATGGCTCATTCTGTTTTTAAACCTGAATATGCCCCTGCTGCTCTCTCCAAGAAGGATAAGAGGTTAAATGAAGGAGTTGATCTTGACAAGCAAGTCTTCACCAAACATACAGGCAACACTGAGAAGTATCCTGAGGAATTTGTCTGGGCTGCTAGAGAGTATGCCAATGAACTCTTTACGCACCTTGGCAAGGACTTCGGAATCATGTCCAGTGAAGCAGCAATCAAGGGAATTGACCACCTTGATGCTATGGACCCCAGAACTTCTCCAGGACTCCCGTACACACTGCACGGTGAGAGGAGAACTGACCACATTGATTTTGAGACTGGTGCTGTCTCACAAGAACTGGGAGACAAAATTGAACACATGCTTGAGACTGGTGAAATTGACATTGAATACCAAACTTTTCTGAAAGATGAAGTCAGGCCTATTGAGAAAGTCAAGAAAGGAGGCACTCGCACTGTCGACGTGCCACCTGTTGAACATGTCATTCTTGGAAGAATGCTTCTTGGAAAATTCTGTGCTGCTTTTCATGCTAATAATGGTACTACCATAGGTTCTGCTGTTGGTTGTGATCCTGATGTTGACTGGACTAGATTTGCAACTGAATTTTCTGAATGTGAAAATGTTTATGATGTTGACTACTCTGCTTTTGATTCATCTCACGGCACTGGGATGTTTGAACTCGTTGCCAACGAGATCTTTACACCAAAGAACGGATTCCATCCTCGAGTCCGTGACTATCTTATGTCCCTTGCTGTTTCTACACATGCATATGAAGAGAAGAGATACCTGATTGAAGGAGGGCTCCCTTCGGGATGCTCTTGCACAACAGTTCTTAACACGGTCATGAATAACATCATAATCCGTGCTGCTCTCAAAATGACCTACAAAAACTTTGATTCAAAGGACATTACTGTGCTCGCCTACGGCGACGACCTCTTGGTTGGCACTGATTATGATTTGGACTTCAACAAGGTCAAGGAGAAGCTCTTAACTGTTGGTTACACCATCACACCTGCAACAAAGGAAGGTAACTTTCCTCTCCATTCTTCAATCCTCGATGTACAGTTTCTTAAGAGAAAATTTGAACCTTACATAATCCATGGTTTCATTTTCCGACCTGTCATGTCTGAGAAAAATCTGGAGGCTATTTTGTCTTTCTATAAACCTGGAACTCTTGCAGAAAAATTACAATCAGTTGCGCAGCTGGCTGTGCACTGTGGGATTGATACCTACGACCGGCTTTTCCAACCTTTCAGAGATGCTGGTCTTCCCGTGCCCACCTGGTGGAGCATGGAGGAAAAATGGGAGTCCAACTTTATGGGTTGGACTACGTGAAACTGTTCTCTGGTGTTGCTCTGAGGAACAACGCAGCGCCGGCAAGCCAGTCGGTGGCGACGGTCGCCTCTAAGTGTATCCAGAAGGGCTTAACACACCCATAGC